CAAATCTGCACCGCCCCCCCAGCTCTGTCCCGTAGCTTTTCCCTTGTTGATCCGGCGGGCCATGTCGACTTGGCTCAACCCTGCCGCGACTCTGGCCCGCGCCAGTGCGATACCAAGCTTTTCCGCAGTAAAGTAGCTCATCAATTATAACCTCACAAATTTCCATGCCATAAAAACAAAAAGCGACATGGGGAAAACCCATGCCACTCGACAGAGCAGAAGTCCTTCAAGTTTTCCCATAAAATGGTAAAATCTAAAACAAGTTGGACAAATTTAACAAAAACAGAGGTGAAATAAAATGAATTTCGAGCAAAGAAACGGTAAAGAAAACGAAATGACCATCATTGACGGGATGCCTGCCACCATTTTGACCGGCGCGACCCGAACACCTGAACCTTGGGAGGACTAAAGATGGACAAGATGCAGCTGTTTTGCACACACATCCGCGCCGCGCTGGCCTGCTATGAGGATATGCCACCCGAGGGACAGGCTCGGGCCTGCCTTTATGTAACCCGCAAGGCAAAGTCTGTTCAGGCTCTCCACGCCGCAGCAGACGCACCCGGCGGGGAGCTTGCTGCTGAACTGTTGCAAAAATTGCAACAATCTTGCAACCACGGATAACAACGCACATATTTTGCGCGGATTCTGCGTAAAACGCGCGTACTTAGCAAAAAGTCAGCGTAAATTTCAGCGATTCAGCGCAAATGCTCATTTTTCTGTGGATTTTTTCACTAAAAACAGTGCTCGAATGGGGATTGACGTCAACAACCAGTGGTTTTATAATATGGTTGTAAACAGGTTTACGCAGCTTTACGACCCTCAGCTTTACCTGAGTTCAGATAATGCTCGTAGTATTTTTGGTTGTTATCGCCAAAAGCTGCAACCAGATCGGCGTTATTTGCTTTGTACGCGGCAAGATTAAATTCGGCGCTGCCCTGACGGCCCTCTTTCATGCCACTGGTCACAAAGTGTTCGAGGTATTTCCACTCGTTGTCCCCGTACAAAGCGGCCAGATCAGCGTTGTTTGCTTTGTAATATTCAAAATTGTAAACAGGGCTGTATGCTTTAAGCATAGCAAAATAAGGGATATAATCAGGCTCTTTGCGGAAGTTTCCGGAGTACAAAGCTTTCTGGGAAACGGTCTCCTTGCTGCCATCCATGTACTCAACAACAGCCTGAGTAACGGCAATTTCTTCGATAGTTCCATTGTACCACAGGCAATCCCATTCAACAGCCGTATCATAAACAGCATTCTGAATTTCAGATTCGGAAAGGTACGTCAAAGGATCACCATATTTTAAGCCATCGCCATAATACGCATTCCAGTAATATGGGTTGCCGTACTTATCAAGTAAAATTTTGTTATTATGGCGCGCTCCAACATAAACGTAATAATCCGTTGTAAGTTGCGTTTGCTGTGAAAATGGAGTGCCACGCTCCGTACTATCATCAAACGTTCCAATAATGCTGGAAGTGTTTAAGGATGTTGGGTAAATCGGGCCAACAAGACGTGCCTGTGCAGCAGAATAACCGCGAATAGAGCAAGACACCTTATCTCCAACCGCGTTCATGGGAACAAGAGTGAACGTTACATATTTGATGGTTTTACCGGAATTGTTTCGGAAGCAAACGGTCGGCGTTACACCATTTGCGGAGTTTACAGAAAAATATACATCCGTAAGCTCTACGGACGGTTTTGCCGCAACCGCCGCCATTGAAAAGAGTAACAATGTGCATAGTGTCAGAGCAAGTGCAATCAATTTCTTTTTCATGATAACCACCTCGTAAACAAAAATAGGCAGCCAACCAGCTGCCGAAAAACTAAATTATCAAGGAAAATGCCAAAGGAGGAAAATAAAGTGCAAGAAAACAGCACAAAGCTTGCAAATTGTGATATAATGAAAGAAAAAGAAAAGTGCCGCCTCAAAGCTTTATTTTCTTCTCTGTCGGCACAGGAAAAACAAGAGGTGCTTTCCTATGCGGAAAGCCTGCTCAACAGCAGAAAGGAGTAAATCTGTGGATAAGTACGAGATTGAACTGGGCCGATACAAAACCAGAATTTTTGCTCTTCTGGCAACGGAAGCGTCCGGCCTACCCGGAATCAAAAGCGAAGAGTGCGCAAATTGCGACCACCGGTGCTCTCTTGAAATCGGGTGTTACTGCTTCAACTACGGATGCGGAAAGGGTAAGACCACGGAAGAGCTGCACGAAGCATTTGACCGCGTTTGTGATGCCCTTAAAATTTCTGACCGAAGATGGACACCAGCAAATCCAATGCGGCCTGAAGTATTTGATTCTCCCGATCTGCTCGAAGTTCTTGAAGATAGGCTTCTCCAGCTAGCGGAAGAGAATAAATGTACTCGCTGGGAAGAAAGCCACCCACCCCGTCAGGAATGTACTCTTTGCGACGCTCATCAATCAGACCGCGGCCCTTCAAGTTCTGAATGTACCTGTTCTGGCCGTTGTGGCTGAAATCCTCGCCGGAAATGAGACAGACTTCGTGCTGGTTCATTTTCCCGTTGTGCTTCTCCATATATAATAGGAGAGCCAGACTCTTTTTGTCCAAAAACTCAGCCATTGGAGTTTTCCTTTCTTGAAGCAACCTTAAATTTTGCATATTGCAACACGTCGGCAAGCTCCTGTTCGGTCAACTGATCGAGCACGGCGTTGAATGCTGCATCCAGCCCACTCCCTTCACCGGGGGCGGGCTTTTCTTTTTGCTCCTCGCCGGTGAGCTCTTTAGAATCAACTCCAAAGTAGGTTGCGATTTTTTCAACGGTTGCTTTTCGCGGGGCGCTTCCATTTGCCCATCTTGTTACAGAAGAGCGCTGAAGCCCCATATCCTCTGCTACGGCAGATGGCGACTTGCCAATGCTATTGCAAAGGCGAACGAAGTTCAAATAGAACAAAACACCACCTCCGTTTTTGTGCAAGTCTACAAATAGGCAACAAACGCAACAAAACCTATTGACTGTTGCGTTTGTTTACGTTATAATACAGACACTGCTTGTGAACAAACGCAACACGAAAAACGCCTGAACAGAAATCGGGGCGTCCGAATGCTATTGGTAACCTTGCAATTACATAATAGCACGTTTTGTGAACATTTGCAACAGTATTTTGACACGGCGACAAGAAAAAATCTGCCTGTGGTCGCTTCACAGACAGACTTTTCACCGATTTGTCACCAGAACGCACCTGCACCCAGGCGGTAATGCAAACTTGCACGTCTGCACATCTTTTTCGGGCATTTACGCCGCAAAAGTAACGCCGGGGCTGCAAAAGCGACTTACAGTTCTATTGGTACGTCGCTCACTTTAGCGGGCCGGTTCCGCTGAATTTTTCAGCCTTAGGCATTGCGCACTTGCTCGCGTCTGGAACAGGCTGGTTCAAAAAGTCCTTCAATTTGCATCGAACTTCCTTTCTTGCCAGTATCTAAGGCTTGAATAGTATAGCAAATTGGTGCGCCGTTGTCAATTTATTAACACATAACAGGGAGGTGGAAGAGTGCCCGAACCGTGGACTGGCCGCCTGATTGGCCGAATGCACAACAACGAAGTCACGCTGGGTCAGCTTGCAGAACGTCTGGGGTGGACAAAGAGCTATTGCTCGATGATCTTGAACAGTAAGCGCAAGCCCAGCGGCATCCGTGAGAAGATGGAAGCCGCAGTCAGCGAGATCATCAAGGAAAAGGAGGCAAAGCCGTGAACCAAAACAAAAAGCCCAGCCGGAAGCCCGACTAGGGCGCAACCACGATTACGATAATCTGCATTTTGATAACCGTGCTTAATGTGTCACTTGTAGTATTCCAAATATTATGGTGGCTGCTAAGGAATGGAGGATAGATATGACCAAAGAAGCCCTGGATAAAAACGAAGAACTTCTCAGAAAGCAGTTGGAGCTGCTTTCTGAGAAGTCCCCGAATGCTGATTTGGACACCCTGGTAAAACTTACGGATGCAATGTGCAAGGTTTACAGGACGCTCACTGATGCGCCTTAAAGTATCCAGAATCATGCTTTTCCCTGTAGTCCTTTCGGATTTCATACAGTGCTTCCCAATACATGGTATGAATTTCCGCAGGAGTCTTCCCGCTCAAATCCTGATGCTGAACGTAGGCCAAGGCGAGAGCTTCAGAAAGAGAACTCGGAAAAGTTTTGAAATCACTCATTTTGTCACCCCCTTTCCCTGCCTATTATAACAGGCACCGGGGTGGACGACAAGAAAGGACAAAATATGGCAAACATTCAAATTTTCACAAGCCCCGAGTTTGGGGACATCCGCACGGTAGACCAGAACGGCGAGCCGTGGTTCGTGGGCAAGGACGTGGCGGCGGCGCTGGGATACGGCGAAGGCAAGTCACTCGCAAACGCCGTTTCCAACCACGTTGACGAGCAGGACAAAGGGGTCACCGAATTGATGACCCCCGGCGGCAACCAGAGAATGGTCATTATCAACGAGTCCGGCCTGTACAGCCTGATTTTTGGCAGCAAACTGGAAGGGGCCGTGCGGTTCAAGCGCTGGGTGACAAGCGAAGTATTACCCGCCCTGCGCAAGACCGGCAGCTACATGATGCCCAAGCTCAGCAAGGAGATGCAGGCGCTGTTTATGCTTGACAACCGCACCCAGCGGCAGGAAGAGCGGCTCACCGCGTTGGAGAATACCATGACGGTGGATTACAACCAGCAGCGTGTGCTGCGCAAGGCCATCAGCCGGGCCGTCATTGGGGCGCTGGGCGGCGAGGACACCCCGGCCTACATCGACAACCACGTGCGCAGGAAGGTGTACAGCGAGTGCAACCACGATGTGCAGGACTGGTTCCGGGTAAACAGCGTGGGCAACATCCCCCGCAAGCGCTTTGACGAGGCGGTGGAGTACATTCAGCGCTGGAAGCCCAGCACCAACACCGTGATGCTGATCCAGCAGACCAACGGCCAGACCAGCTTGTTTGCCGCAGCCGCTGCCCAGAAGAACACCACCACCGCCGGGAAGTTTGTCAAGGAGGTATAAGCATGAAAACCACGATGCGGGATAAGGCTTGCCAGCTGATCGGCAAGTATCAGTTCTTGGAAGAGGACTTCCGTTCAAGGTCATTTTTCAAGTCCGGGCCGTTTTGCGGCCCGTATGGCCAGTCGGAGGAAGCTATAAAAGCAAAGATGTGTGGCCAGTTCTTGGCCGATTTGAACAACCTGCTGGAAGAGGACGAAGCTGCAGCAGCCCAGGAAGACCCCCGCAAGACCGCCCCGGCTGGCAAGTGGTGCGAGGACTCAGCGGCACAGGCAGCTGAGAGTGCCGCAAATGAGGTGCGGAACAATGGGTAAAGCACTGGCGATCATCATCGCGTTTGCCGTCCTTTTGGGCATCTCTTGGGGCGTTACCTGCGCCGCCGTGTGGGCCATCTGCACATTGATGCACTGGACGTTCACCTTGGCCGCCGGAACGGCAGCGTGGATCGCGCTCCTGCTCCTTTGGCAGCTCTAAGAAGTGAGGCGCTGACCATGCCTGCACAGAAGAAACACTACAATAAGCGCTGGCTTGAACAGCGCTGGGATGCAAGGCAGCCGGAGCGGTTGGAGCATATCCAGATGAAACGGCAACTGAGAAGAAAAAAGGAGGGGCGCGGCAGTGAAGAAGAGCATGGGAATTGCAGAGTGCTGCCAGATCATGCGTGATAACAACATTTCGGTGAGCGAGCCGATCTTTACCGGTATGATTCAGGCCGGCAGCTTCCCGGCATGGGCGGTGCCGTCCATTGACACCAAGAGCGCTGCCCCGCTGATCTCCCGCGCCGGTTTTATGGCGTGGGTGAAGGACTTTTACAAACTCGAAAAGGTTTATACAAAGGAGGAGCCAAGATGAAACTCAAATCGTTCGTCGTCACCGGCACGGTAGGCCTGCTGGCCATTATCGGCGCGGTGCAGGTGGTGCGCTGGGCCTGCTCTTTGATGGCCGTTGCGCTGACCTACTGGGGCGGCTGGGGCATCGCCGAGGCTGCGCATGCCGCGCCTTGGATTATTGTTGCATCCACTGCCGGGCTGACAATGTCGTTTTATGGGATGCATGAGGACAATAAACGGTATAAGCGCAGCGGCTACGGCAAGATCGTCCGCAACCATGCCCGGAACCCGGAGTATCCGCAGAATGAGGAGAAGGGCGCATGAAGCTGGAAGAGTTGATTCGGCAGCGGGCCGAAGAGTACCTGAAAACAGCCACACGGCTTGCAACGGAGTCCGCGCTTACGGGAGACATCTGGCTGCGGGTCATCTGCCGGGAAAAATCAGAGGTCTATAGCGCGGCAGCAGATGGGCTGCTCACAGCCCTCCACGATGCGGAGGACGTCGCACATGGCTGATTACATCCACTATGTCACATGGTACACCGTGTACAGCGCCAAGACCGGTGAGGTAGTGGCGGCGGGAACGTCCGCCATGTGCGCTGCGAAACTGGGATACAAGACCGCCAACAGCTTTGTGTCTTCCGTTGGACACCGACGCCATGGAAAAAAGCGCCCGTACAAGTACATTTTTGAGCAGGAACGCATTGATCGTGCGGAGATTGACTGTCTCCCTCCGCTTCGCCGTTACTGCAAAAAGAAAGGCCAGTATGCGAAAAGGAAGCAGGAATATGAACGGTAGATATATGCGAGCCGCAGAGATTCGCTGGAATAAGCGACAGCCGGAACGGCTGCGGCACATCCACCAGAAGAAGGAGAAGAAAAAGGTGAGCACGGTACAGATTTTTGACGCGGATTTGCGTTTTGTCAACGAAATCCCCATGCCGAACACGCTGGCGGGCATCCAGTACGCCGACCAGCTGGCAGCAGAAAAGCCGGGCCGTCTGTACGTCGTTATGGACGAGCACCGGCAGAAGGTTTACCAGAGGTGACATACATGACTTTAGAGCAAAAGGAACGCCGCAAAGCGGTTTTGCGGTATGCAGTCAGCGTCCCCGAGTGGAATCTGGCGCTCAAGCATCGGGCGGCGGCAGAGCTTGCGAAATGCGCAAGCCTCTTGATGAGCGTAAGCCAGATGATGCTTGCGACCGACGCGGAAGACCGTTTTTATCCAGGCAGATCAGATTATGGGATGTCTCCGACGGGATATGCAAAAGCCATTTCGGATGCAGAGTACAGCCTCGGCACAGCCGCTTCGGCGTTGGAAACCGTAGTTGCTTTGGCAGATGAGTCAAACGCTTTCCCGCTTATCAGCTCCACCCAGACCGGCGGGTTAGATGACGCGATGGGCAACATTGAGGCGTCCTACAATTCGGGTTTTGGGTGGCTGGCAGATTTGTGCCGGGTACACGGGATGGATGAGGTGACATACAATCATGGATAAAATGACCATTTACGAGCAGTGCCGGGAAGTCCCCAAAGAAGCCCAAAAACCTATCGCAGCGGGCCGCCTGAAGGGCAAGACCGACATCAACCCCATGTGGCGTATTAAGAAGCTGACTGAGCTTTTTGGCCCGGCTGGTACGGGCTGGAAGTTCGACCCGCCGGTGTTCGAGGAAAAGACCGGAGCAAAGGGCGAAGTTGTCGTGCAGTGCTTTACGAATCTGTACGTCAGGCAGGATGATGGTGAAGCATGGAGCGCACCCATCCCCGGAATCGGCGGCTCCATGTTGATTACAATGGAATCCGGCGGACTTCGAACGGACGATGATGCTTACAAAAAAGCGTATACGGACGCCCAGAGCGTGGCCTGCAAGGCGCTTGGAATTGGTGCGAACGTGTACTGGAAGGATGACTCCACAAAGTACACCCCGCTTCCGACCATTCCTGCCCCGGTGTGCGCCTGCTGCGGAAAGAAAATCATCGGCATCAAAACCAAGGATGGGGAAAAGATGACTGCTGAGCAGGCAGCGGAACGCAGTAAAGCAAAATATGGCCGTATCCTCTGCGTAGAATGCGCAAAGAAGCAGCCGAAAGAAGATGGAGGAATGTCTCATGCTTAACGTCGTTGCATTGATGGGCCGTCTGGTCTACGACCCGGAGCTCAAGACCACCCAGAACGGCACCAACGTGTGCAGCTTCCGCATCGCGGTTGACCGCAGCTTTACCCGGCAGGGCGAAGAGCGCAAGGCTGATTTTATCGATGTCACCGCGTGGCGGCAGACCGCCGAGTTCGTCTCCAAGTATTTCCAGAAGGGCAGCATGATCGCAGTCGAAGGCAGCTTGCAGACCCGTCAGTACCAGGACAAGAACGGCAACAACCGCACAGCTACCGAGGTTCTTGCGTCGCAGGTGAGCTTTTGCGGCGGAAAGGCCGCAGAGAAGCCCACTGTGCGCGATTTTGACCAGCAGACGGAAAATCATGTTCAGGAAGCAAACGCCGCTCACAGCGCTCCGCAGAAGCCTCAGAGCGTACCGGGGTATTCGCAGGGCAGCGCAGACGACTTTTCGGTCATCGACGATTCGGAAGATTTGCCGTTCTAGGCTGAGAGCTGCGCTATCTGGCTATACGGGCATACAAGGGAGGTGAAAACGCATTGGCTACAGGGAAAAGATACTACTGGATCAAGCTGAAAGAGACTTTCATGACATCTGACACAGTTGATTTTCTGATGGGCCAGCCGAACGGCGCACAGTATGTGGTGCTGTACCAGATGCTCTGCCTGATGACGGCCAACACCAACGGCAAGCTATCCAGGCAAATCGGGGATGTCATCATTCCGTATGACCCGGAAAAGATTCAGCGCGATACAAAGTGGTTTTCTGTGGACACTGTCCGCGTTGCACTTGGGCTTTATGCAAAACTTGGCCTTGTGTATCAGGACCAGGACGGCACATTGGTGTTGACGAACCATTCTGAGCTGGTAGGCAGTGAGACGGACTTTTCAGCACAAAAAAGACGACAAAGGTCGATTCAACGTGAAATTTCATCCGGCGACTGTGGACAATGTCCACAGCAGTGTCCACAAGATGTCCAAAAAAATGTCCATACAGATATTAGAGATAAAGAGATAGATATTAGATATAAAGAAATATCTCCTAACGGAGATACAAAGAAAGGCGCTAAAGCGCCGTCTCCCACTCTAAAATCTACCCGATTTCACCCACCGGACATGGAAAGCGTCTCGGAATATTTCGCCCAAAAAGGCGGAACGAACGCCCAGGCTGAAAGATTTTTTGCTTACTACGAGTCCAACGGGTGGCGCGTAGGCAAAAACCCGATGAAGAAGTGGAAGGCGGCTGCATCTGGGTGGATAGCCAGAGATGCAGAGCAAGCGGTAGTGAGAAACATCGCAGCCACAGGAAGTACCGCAGAGGCATACGCAAATATTTTCAAGGGGGTGAAACTGTGACAGTGGAGATGATGACAAAGCTTCTTGCGGACGCTGAGGCCTATTTTGGACGGCCTCAGACCGCAGAGAGCCGCGCAAGCATTGCGGAGATCTGGGCGAACTCATCCCTCAAGGACGTGCCGGATGAGGTGGCCTATAAGACATTCCACGAGGTGATCTCGGAGTGCAGCTGGCAGATCCAGCTTCTCCCGGCATGGAAAAAGGCCGTCGAAAAGGCCCAGGGCGAGCAGATGCTGGCAAAGCGTTGCCTTGCTGCCCGCACCCGGATGCTCAAGTCCGGGGCAGAAAGAAAGCTTCTTGGGCAGGCAAGCCAGAACGGAGGACGAAATGCCTAGATACAAAGTCATTGTAGAGTGCAGCGGCCCGCACGGGAACGCGGCGCTTACATACCGCATCAACGCCGCGAGTCAGTTTGCGGCAGAGTTCCGGGCCTGCCAGCTGGCGGGCGACCGTTACCCCGAGTATCGGGACATCAAACCGGTGAGGACGGAGGTGCTGAAAAATGACTAAAATCATAGACCATCTTTCACAGGGCGAAATTCTCGCCCAGATGGCAGAAGAGCTGGCAGAGGCCGCACAGGCGGCGCTCAAGCTGCGCCGGGCGCTGGATGACTCAAACCCGACTCCCAAGACTATCCCCGAATGCTGGGAGTCGCTGGAAGAAGAAATCGGCGATGTCATGAACTGCATTGACGCACTTTTGCTGGAAGACAATCTGAACTACCACGCATTTATGAGCAAGTGCGGCGAAAAGGCAGAGCCCAAAATGAGCCGTTGGAAGCAGCGGTTGAAAGCGAGGTACGCGAAAAATGACGATGACGCCGTGTAAAGACTGCCCCGACCGGCACCCGGCATGCCACGACACCTGCCCCAAGTACGCCGAGTTCAAGCGCCAGCGAGGCGCAGAAGCCGCTTACACCCGCGAGATGCTGGACACAGGCAAGGTCTATCACTACGACCACGAAGACCGCCACCGGGAGCGGGGCTGCAAGAAGTACATGGGAGCGAACGGAGGAGCGGACAGATGAAAGTGCTTATCGCCTGCGAAGAATCGCAGGAAGTATGCAAGGCATTTCGGGCAAAAGGCCACGAAGCCTACTCCTGCGATATTCAGGAGCCGTCCGGCGGACATCCCGAGTGGCATATCTTGGGCGATGCACTCAAGGCTCTGGAGGGGGGGCAAGTCGTGACGATGGACGGCGTAACGCATGACGTTGGCAAGTGGGACTTGCTCATTGCGCACCCGCCCTGCACATATCTGAGCAATGCCGGCGCACGGCATCTCTGGAAAGGGCACCAGCTTCAAGCTGACCGCGTAATGTTGGGCATTCAGGGCCGCGACCTGTTTATGCGGTTCTGGTGGGCAGACATTCCCAAGATTTGCGTAGAAAACCCAGTGCCGAGTAAAGTTTTCTGCCTGCCACCGTATACGCAAGCTGTGCAACCGTATGAGTATGGACACCCATACAGCAAGAAAACTTGCCTTTGGCTGAAGGCCCTGCCGCCACTATTCCCAACCGATATTGTGGAGCCTGTGGCTACATGGTGTCCGTCTGGTTCTTACGCACATAAGCATAATGAGCGCAACAAGGGTATGTTTACCACCGACCGCGCCAAAAATCGAGCAAAAACATTTCCAGGTATTGCAAAAGCGATGGCTGAACAATGGGGGTAAAAAATGAAGCCTGAAAAGAGAACGATCCGTTTTATCGTGTTAGCAGCATTGCTGATTGTGACGCCGTGGCTTACATCCTGCGGTGCGGCCACTGCCGAGGCAGAAGTTGAAAGAAAGCCATGCTATCACGTCACTGTCTATTCCCCGGAAATTGTAAAGACCGGATATGCTGGAACACGATCTCCGAAGTATACCATCACCGTGGACAACTTTGGTGAGCTGGTGCCAGACCCGAAACTTTCTTCCGAGCGAGAGTACCAGCTCCTGCAAATCCCTCTTGGAGATGGCCGCTTTGAGTTGGTATCCACCTCGTTGGTGGAAATCGAGTATTACTGAGGGAGATGTGTGAGCATGAAAGCTTTACTTTTGAGCATCCAGCCAGTATGGTGCAGCAAGATCGTCCTGAAAGAAAAGACCGTGGAGGTGCGCAAGACAAGGCCGAAGCTGAAACCTCCCTTCAAGTGCTACATATACTGCACTCTGGCCGGGAGTGACAGCCTGTTTATGGATGTCCTCAACCGGGATGTGGCCGCGTGGAACCGTGGCGAATGGCCAGAAAAAAAGGGACGTGTCATTGGAGAGTTCATTTGCGATGACATCCGGCGCATCGGCCCTGAGTACTGCATCGTCAAAGAAGATATTGAAACAGCAATTGCTGGAAGTTGCCTCAGTATCAAGCAAGTAAAGGAATACGCCGGCTGGGATACCGGTATGAACTATGCCGACATGAAAGACCTGTATGGTTGGCATATTTCCGACCTGAAAATTTACGACCGCCCACGACCGTTAAGTGATTTCACAAGACTTCGGGCAACAAAAGTTGGCTATGAACCTGTAGATATTGAGCGACCACCACAATCCTGGTTTTATGTGGAGGACAGCAGATGAAATTAACCCTCTACGGCGACCCGCGAACCAAGAAAAACTCTGCCCGCATCCTCAAAAGCCGCTCAGGCGGGCGCTTTGTGGCCCCCAGCAAGGCCTATGTGGATTATGAGACGGACTGCCTGCGGCAAATCAAAAGGCCGCACAGCCCCATTTCTGACCGCGTGAACGTGCGGTGCGTTTACTACATGAAAACCGCCCGCCGGGTCGATCTGGCAAACCTCATCGAGGCGACCACGGACATTCTGGTGAAAGCCCGCGTGCTGGAGGACGACAACAGCCGCATCGTTGCCGCCCACGATGGCAGCCGAGTGGAGCTTGATCGGGAGAAACCCCGGGTGGAAATTGAGATTAAAGAAATGGAGGAGTAAAATGAATATTTGGATTGCTGCATTATGTTCGCTTGGCATACTTGGCGCGATCGCGATTCTTCTTGCGTTGAGTATATGCTTCATGGAATGGGTGGTTGACAACGACCACATGGAAGCTTGTTTGCTGGTTGCGATAATCGCGTTCTGGATCCTGCTCACAATAGGCATTTACGCCGAAGGAGGCGTAGCATGACCCGCACATGGATACCTGAAAGCGACACGCCAAAGTCTGACAGCGGCGTGGACTACCGCACCGTCAAGACGTGGTTTCAGCAGTGCCGCGACCTTGCGGCAGCTATCGAAGTCCAGAAGCAAAGAATACAGCGCATCCGGGACGTGGCCGAAAAATGCACTCAGAGCCTGAGCGGGATGCCTGCGGGTGGTGGCACTGGGGATAAGGTGGGCTTCGCTGTAGAGCAGCTGGACACCGAGCGCCGACAGCTTCAGAGGATGGAGACGGACCTGTGCAATCTGCGTGTCGAAGCCACCCGGCGGGCATACTGCCTGATAGCCGAGCCGGAATGCGCCGAAGCGATTTGCGAGCACTATGTCATAGGCAAGTCTCACAAAGAAATCGCAAAAGAAGTCGGCGTATGCGGGGCAGAGGTGGTCTACCGGCGAATCAAACGCGGATGCATGGCCCTGGCTGAAATATGGGACGAGTTTTATGACGTGCAAAGTGTACAACATGCACAAGAAAACACAGCATGATTTTGGAAGGGGTCAGCTCTTTTCAAGTCTGTAAGCTTAGATGTAAAATTCTAATAAGCGGTTCAGCGCTAAGCGGTAGCCGCTTGCCACGCAGCCTCCAGAACGGTTCCTTCCTTGTGACAGGTTTTCATGCTTTCCTGTTCTCCTTCACCGTTTTGCGGGCTGCTTCTATGCGAGGTTTGGGAAGCCACATAACAGGTCGGCAGTTTTGTGGAACGGTTCGACTCCGTAACCTCGCACCGTATGACGCATGGACTCATCCCCCACAAAGCTGCACGCTTAACCTCCCGTGCCACGAGAGAAAGCTTTGAATCCCCGAGGGTGTGGGTAGACTTCCCGACGGGATGTGCGTCAAACAACAACCCTGGCGGAGAACCAGGGCTGTTTTATATGGCCGCCTGAGCGCAGTTTGGAGCGCGGTGCGTGTGTGTAGACACGGCTGGTTCGATTCCAATTCAAGATCCAGCGGCGCACACAAAACAAAATCAAACCCGGAGGGTGTCCACAGTGGACACCTTGGAAAGGAGTGCAAACCATGCTTGAATTTTTCGGCAAACTGTTTTGGTCTATTGCAAAAAGCTGCGTGCTTGCACCCGTGTTCCGGGAAATTTTTCAAATAGCATTCAAAAGTAATTTTGTGTGCATCGTCTGGAGTATCGGTTTTCAGGCGAGCTACACAAAGCGTGAGCCGAGGGCAGAAATCGGAGGACGCGGCTGTATGCAAGGGGCGCGGCCTGTTATCCGCGCAGATTAGCAAAAGCTGCTGATACAATTTATCCAAAAATGTTCTTACCCGCCTGTTATGCATGATGTGCACTGTACATTGCAGGCGGGCATTCTTTTACGCTGCGTTAGCTCAACCGGCAGAGCATCCGGGGAGTTACAGGTTCGATTCCTGCACGCGGCATTTTGTATTCCCGTAGCTCAAGTGGTAGAGCGGCGGTCTCCAAAACCGCATGTTGTAGGTTCGAATCCTGCCGGGAGTGCTTGCATGATCTGACGAGAGCGGGGAGTGCAATAGCGGGGCATCCAGCCGCGAAAGTTCTGGGCGCAGAGGCTTTGTACCCGACAAGCAAAGCCTCTTATTTTGATATTCTGACCGTTCGGATTTCCGGGCGGTTTTTCTTTTGCGTGAGTTTAGAGAGGTGGTGGCGGTGGCCTACAGCAAAAACAAAAGGATAGGCAGACCGCCCGTCTTTGAGAGCAAAGAAGAACTTGAGAAAAAAATCGAAGAGTTCTTCAAAAGCTGTGAAGGGAGCGTCCTAGAAGACGAAACCGGAAAGCCTATTTTGGACAAATACGGAAACGTGATAAAAATCGACGAACGTCCAGAAACGGTCACCGGTCTAGCTTTGGCGTTGGGGTTTAAGTCTCGGCAATCTTTGATTGACTATCAAGGAAAGGCTGAGTTTTCTGACACGATAACGCGCGCGAAACTACGGTGCGAGAGATACGCCGAAGAACGGCTCTATGATCGCGACGGAAACGGTGGGGCAAGATTCAGCTTGCAGGTCAATTTCGGGTGGAGCGATAAGCCGAAAGAAGCGGAGCAGGAAGAGCGTCACGATGATGGTTTGATAAAGGCATTGAATGCTGCCGCAGACATCGGCCCGCCGGATGACGTGGAGATGTTGCCGGAGGAAGAGGACGACAATGCGGAAAAGTAACGGTTTTCGCTGGAAAGCCCTCAGCCAGCGGCAAAAGCAGGTCTTGAGCTGGTGGACACCGCAGAGCGCGTACAGCGGCTACAACGGCATCATTGCTGATGGTGCTATCCGATCGGGCAAGACCTTTGCCATGAGCTTCTCTTTCGTCCAGTGGGCTATGACCTGCTACAGCGGCCAGCAGTTTGCCATGTGCGGAAAGACCATTGCCAGCTTCCGGCGCAACGTGCTGGGCACACTCAAGCAGCAGCTTGCAGCCCGTGGCTACAACGTCAAGGAGCATCGGGCAGAAAACTGCATGACCGTCAGCAAGGGTGGCAGAACCAACGAGTTTTACTTTTTCGGCGGCAAGGACGAGAGCAGCCAGGATCTGATCCAGGGCATCACCCTTGCCGGGGCGTTCTTCGACGAGGTGGCCCTGATGCCGCAAAGCTTCGTCAATCAGGCCACAGCCCGCTGCTCTGTCACTGGGTCAAAGTTCTGGTTCAACTGCAACCCGGGAAGCCCGCAGCACTGGTTTTATCTGGAATGGGTGCGCAAGTGCCGTTCCCGCAAGATGATGTATCTCCATTTCACGATGGACGACAACCTGTCGCTTTCTGAGGACATCAAAGAGCGTTACCGCAGCCAGTACAGCGGCGTTTTCTATCAGCGCTACATTCTGGGCCTGTGGACGGTGGCTGAGGGCCTTGTTTATGACATGTTCGACCGCAAGAAGCACGTTGTTGATGTACTTCCGGAGCTGTCACCAAAGGGCGCGTATGTGGCGTGCGACTTTGGTACGCAAAACGCAACGGTTTTCTTGCTGTTCCAGATGCAGTTGGACGCCGGCACATGGATAGCGACCCGCGAGTATTACTACAGCGGGCGCGAACAGAAACGCCAGAAGACCGTGGGCGAGTATGTTGCAGACCTCAAGCGATGGTTAAGCGGCACAAAGCCAGAAAAGGTCATCGTTGACCCGTCTGCACTGCCGCTTATCACGGAGCTAAAGCAAAACGGGCTCCCGATTCAGGCGGCAAACAACGACGTTCTGAGCGGCATTCTGGACGTTCAGACGATGCTCCAAACCGGTAGATTAAAAATATACAGAGAGTGTAAACGCACCATACAGGAGTTTGGCGTTTACGCATGGGACCCGGACAGAGAAGATGTGGTCATCAAGGAAAACGACCACTGTATGGACTCTATCCGGTATTTTGTACGCACGAAGCGCCTTGTCAAGCGGGCCGGAGGATAAAAAGTGGCTACATTTACGTTTCAGACATTCCAGCAGGCCCAGCAGGAAGGGCGGCTCACAGATTTTCTGTGGGATTTCATCCGGCAGCACAAATCTTCCCCGCAGGTGGCGGGCAGGACGGGCGCGCTGGCTGCTGATTTATACGACCGGCAGAAAAACCCGGGCGCAGAGCAGTTCGCCGCAGCCTATGCAGAGATGCTCAAGCGGGCGACAAACAACACCCGGGACATCATGAGGCCGGATATGGTCAAAAGCAACCTGTTCCGGCGGCTCAACAAGCAGCGCGCGGCATACTCGCTGGGCAACGGCGTCACATTCGCCGATGGCACCGACAAGCTAAAGCTTGGCGCGACCTTCGACGAGCGGGTTTTTAAGGCTGGGTATTTTGCCCTCATCCACGGCGAAAGCTTTGGATTTTGGAATTACGACCACCTGGACGTGTTTAAGTTGACCGAGCTTGCCCCGCTCTATGACGAGGACACCGGCACACTGCGGGCAGCTGCACGGTACTGGCAGCTCAACCAGGACACGGCAACAAAAGTGGTGCTGTACGAAGAAGACGGATACACCGAGTACAAGTCTCAGGCGCGTGGCGCATACCCGCTGCAAGAGGCTGCGGCAAAGCGTGGATACCTCAAGACCACGATCACAACCAACGTGGGCGGCGAAGAATCTGTCACAGAGGACAATTACGGCGCCCTGCCCATTGTACCGCTGTGGGGCTCAGACCTGCACCAGAGTACGCTTGTTGGGCTGAAAGCCTACATTGACAACACAGACCTTGTCATGTCCGGCTTTTGTAACGATTTGCAGGACTGCGCGCAGATCTATTGGCTGTGCGAAAACTTTGGAGGCATGACGCAGGACGAGCTGCAAGGCTTTTTGCAGCAACTCAACCTCTACCACGTCGCCAACGCCGACACCAACGAGGGAGGCAAGGTGCAGCCCTACACCACCGAAATTCCTGTCACGGCCCGGAGTACGTTGCTTGATCTGCTGCACAGCCGGTCTTATGAGGACTTCGGCGGGCTGGATGTGCATTGTGTAAGCGCAGATAGCACAAACGACCATCTGGACGCGGCCTATGAGCCGCTGAATCACAACGCGGATGATTTCGAGGCACAGCTCACGCCCTTTATTCAGCAGATTTGCAAGCTGGCTGGGTTGGGCGACGTGTCCCCGATTTTTACCCGCAGCAAGATCACCAACACAGCCGAACAGGTCAGCATGGTGATCTCCGAGGCACCGATCATCGGGCAGGACATGGCCATTGACCTGCTGCCCAACCTGACCCCGGAACAGAAAGAACAGGCCAAGGCCGCGCTGATGGCCGAGAGCGCAGCCCGTGAGACCGTGGACGAGGAGGAGGACGAAGACGATGGCGGCAGGTGAGACTTACGAAGAGTTCACGGAGAAGTTCAAGCCGAAAAAGACCACTGACGACTGCTATACACCGCCTAGCGTGTACGCTGTTATCCGGGACTGGGCCTGCAAGGAGTACGGCATCGACCCGGCCAAAATTGTGCGCCCATTTTACCCCGGCGGAGATTATGAGCACTACGACTACCCGGAAGGTGATGTGGTGCTGGATAACCCGCCGTTTTCCATCCTGTCTAAAATCTGCACGTTTTACCTCGATCGTGGAATCCCGTTTTTCCTGTTCGCTCCATCACTGACGGCGTTTTCTGGAAGGGCAAATGCTATGCGGATGAACCATATCATTTGCGACTGTAATATTGAGTACGAAAACGGCGCAATCGTCAAAACGAGTTTTGTGACCAGCTACGGCGGGGACATCATAGCACAGACCGAACCTAGCCTGACGAAGCTGGTAAACGATGAAGTGGAGCGCTTACGACGCACCAAAACGGTACAGCTCCCAAAGTATACATACCCGGATCATATTGTGACGGCTGCATTGCTCCAACGATACAGCCATTACGGTGTGGATTTCAAAATTCACAAAAAGGATTGTACCCCAATTTCTTCTCTGGACGCACAGCGCTCTACCAAGAAAACCATATTTGGCAGCGGGCTGCTTCTGTCTGATCGCGCTGCGGCTGAGAGCGCTGCGGCTGAGAGGGCTGCGGCTGAGAGGGCTGCGGCCACAAAATGGGAGCTGTCCGCCCGGGAGCGTGCCATTGTGGAGTATTTGAACAGCCATGAAAAAGAATGACCGTGACCGCATCTCTACCCGTCAGCTGAACCGTCTGCGCCGCCGTATCCTCCGGGTGTACGGCACTGCCCGCCGGGAGATGACCGAGCAACTGACCGAGTTTCTGGCAAAGTACAAAGCGCTGGACGAGCGCAAGCGGGCGCAGCTGGACGCAGGCGAGATCACCAAGGATGATTACCGCATCTGGCTGCAAAATCAGGTCTTTCATTCTGATTTGATGCACACCAAGCTGGACGGCATCACGCAGACCTGCACCACAGCCCAAGAGACGGCCTACAAGCTGGCCCGGGACGAGCAGTACAATATCTTTTCCTTCGGCGCAAACTGGGCTTTCTACGAGCTGGAACAGGCCGCAGGCGTGACGTTCGGGCTGACCCTGTACAACACTGAAGCGGTCAAGCTCCTGCTGAAGGAGAACCCCTGCATGGTACCCAACAAGCGAATCAAGAGCGAGAGCAACCGCACCTATGACGCCCGGGTGTTCAATCGCTACGTCATGCAGGGTATCGTGCAGGGCAAAAGCGTCCATGACATCGCCGTGCAGGCCGTAAACGGCATGGCTGACACGGAAATACACTGGGCCATGAACAACGCCATCACAGCCCTTACCAGCGCCCAGAATGCCGGGGCTTTGCAGCAGATGCGAAACGCCCAGGCTTTGGGCATCGAGGTCAAAAAGCGGTGGAACTCCACCCACGACTACCGCACCCGTGAAATGCACCGCCTGCTTGACCAGCAGACAGCAGAGCTTGACGAGCCGTTCAAGGTCATGGGATACGAGATTCAGCGCCCCGGCGACCCCAACGCAGCCCCGGAGATGGTTTACCACTGCCGCTGTGTGCTGTCCTCTGCTCTGGGCAGGTATCCCCGGCAGAACGCCATGCAGCGAGACAATGTGACCAAAGAGACAACGCCCGTCATGGACTACAACGAGTGGTATAAATCCAAGGGCGGAAAGGAAAAAGAGCAAATGTAGTGGGCAGAAGAGAGAAAACGGAGAAAGGAGAGCGCAAAGCATGAAAAATAAGAAGTTTGGGATTGTCGTAATCAACGATGACTTTTTCTTGAACTTTTGCCGTGATTTTAAGCCTCCGTGTGGTTACATTAAGCCAAAACACGCGCGGCCTTCCTACGGAAATGGCGCAAAGAAGCATGGAGCACACAAACGCATTATTAGGACAATGGAAGGATTCAGAAAATGAATGTCTTGACGTTGGGCAGAGCAGGAGGAAGAAGGAACGAGAATGAAGCATAAAAATAAGGCCCTGCCACCCGGCAGAGCCTAAAGGTCACAGACCTTTGATTTGGTTGAGCAGAGCCGCACGCAGGGCATCGGTTTCAGCGTCCGCTTGTGGCTTGTTCGGGTCATCCGGGATATATTCCAGTATATCGCCGGGCTGACAATGAAGCACCTCACAAATTTTGTCAAGCGCCCCAACGGGAAACTGCTTGATAGTGCCAAGACAGATTGCTGATATGGTAGGCGGTCTAATCCCAGTAGCTTCAGCGAGTTCCTTTTGGGTCATGTTTGCGTCTGCGAGCAAGGCCTTTAAGTGATAGCTTATCGACATTTCTAACACCTCTTTTCCTACATCTATAATACTACGCCATCCGTTAATAGTCAATACGCAAAACGTAAAAAATATTTTTGAAAATTACGGAAAACGTATTGACGAATTACGCAATTCGTAGTATAATAGATGCATGGAAAGGAGGTCAGAGGTGCAAGGGAGCAAATACCGGGAGGTGATGCTCCGTGACTAGCAAGGAGTTTGCAAAGCTCACCAGAGCCGAGCAGTTGGCACGGTTTGACGCATATAAAAAAGCGGCCAGCGCTGGAACGCTGAACCGCTAAGACACAAGAAAGCAACCAGTCAAGAAGCCCCTTGCACCTCCATTTTATTTTTTTATAAGCGATTTGTCAAGTAAAATGTGAGGTTTTAGCAATGGAAACACCAAAAATCACGAAAGTGGAGCTTGAACTGGATGCTGTTTCTGGTGAACTCCGAGTAATGCACGACCTGTTGAACATCTTTGCCAACTGGTTTGAGGAAACGCACAAGACCGATATGATCAAGCGGGAGCGCACCAGCGAGCTTGTGATCCAGATTTGGAGAGAAGCCCCGATGTACAACTCCATGCTGACGGCCCTGTTTGCATCCCTTACCGGTCTGGAAAAGGAAGTAGACGAAGTACTTAACTATCAAATTGCAGAACAAGAGGTAAACGCATGAGTAACATCCAGATTTTCAACTACCGGTCCAACGAAGTCCGCACCGTAGAGATGGGCGGCGAACCGTGGTTTGTCCTCAAGGACGTGTGCACAGTGCTGGGCATTTCCCACATCACGGACACCGCCAAGCGCATGGATGAGGATGAGGTCGGTCAGACCGAGGTCATCGACAGCATGGGTCGCAAGCAGTCCACCTACATCATCAATGAGAGCGGCCTGTACAACGTCATTCTCCGCAGCGACAAGCCGGAAGCCAAACCGTTCCGCAAATGGGTCACGTCCGAGGTGCTGCCCTCCATCCGCAAGAATGGCGGTTACATCGCCGGACAGGAGCAGCTCACCCCGGAAGAGCTGATGGCAAAGGCGCTGCTTGTGGCAAACAAGACCCTTGCAGACCGGGAAGCCCGCATCTGTGAGCTGACCGCACAGAACAGTCAGCTCACCGTGGAGAAGCAGATCATGCAGCCCAAGGCCGAGTATTTTGACGAGCTGGTTGACCGCAATCTGCTGACCAACTTTCGGGAGACCGCCAAGGAGCTGGGCATCAAGCCCAAAGCCTTTGTGGCATGGCTGCTGGAAAAGAAATTCCTTTACCGTGACCAGAAAGGCAAGCTGCTGCCCCGAGAGGACAAGAACAGCGGCCTGTTCGAGGTCAAGGAAGCCAAGAACGACAAGACCCAGTGGAGTGGCGTACAGACGCTTATCACTCCCAAAGGCCGAGAGACGTTCCGGCTGCTGTACCTGTAACTGAATAACCGACCCTGCCCCACACCGGGGCGGGGTTTTGTTATACATGGAGTATAGCATGGATTTTAAGTATGACATCAAATTCGCCGACAACACCCCGCAGCTGCATGAGGCGCTGGACTCGTGGGCAGAGCGGGTGCTGACCATCTGGGGCATGAAGGTGCAGGACTACGCCCAGCTGCTTGTGCCTACTGGCACGGCAGACAGTACGGGCATTGAGGGCTACGTGGGCGGCGCGCTCAAGCAGAGCCTGACCTACGCCGTAGACCTTGCAAAAAAGACCGTGACCATCGGCAGCAATCTCTTTTACAGCGTCTACGTTGAGCTTGGCACGGGCATCTTTGCCGAGAAGGGCAACGGACGCAAAACGCCGTGGGTCTGGAAGGACTTCAACGGCAAGTGGCACTTTACTCGGGGCATGGCCCCACGCCCGTTCCTCCGCCCGGCGGTGGAGGAGCACATTGACGAGCTGCGAGAGATCGCAGTGGAAGAAGCGAACAAGGAGGCGTAATTCATGAATTTGGAGAAAATGTTCAAAACACCAAAAGAAAAGTTCCTGCCCGATGATGTAAAAACTGCGCACTGCGAGGCAGAAGACCTTTTCCTTGAGCTTGCAACGCAGCTTGACGCACTTCCTGAAAGCCGAGAAAAAAGTCTGTGCATGACAAAATTACAGGAAGCGAAGTTTTGGGCGGTCGAATGTATCACCAAAGTTGCACGCAAAAACTAAATACTCAGCGGTTGGCGCACAGCGTCGGCCGCTTTTTCATGCCGCTTTAGCTCAGGTTGGCAGAGCACCGGATTTGTAATCCGGGGGCCGTGGGTTCAAGCCCCGCAAGCGGCACCACACCGGCAGCACGTCCGGCAAATAAACCTTATTGCCAAGCATGGCAGCCCGAGCAAGGGCGGAAAGGACTATCACATGGCACTCAAAAGAGCTGACATCCGCACGATTCTGGAGAACCCCGAAACCTCCAACGATGACAAGGCCAAGGCCATTCTGGACGCCCTGCACAAGGAGACGGACGAGCTCAAGGACCAGCTGGATGCAGAAAAAACAGCCCGCACACAGGCCGAGAAAGACCGGGACGCAGCCAATGGCGACAAGCAGGCCGCTGAAAAGGCGCTGACCGACTACAAGGCCAAGCAGACCCAGAAGGACACCCGGGCCACGAAAGCAGCGGCATACAAGCAGCTGCTGAAGGACAATGGCGTGCTGGAAAAGCACTTTGACCGCGTTGTAAAAATGACCGGCGCAGACATCGACGCTTTGGAGCTGGACGAGAACGGCAAGGTCAAGGACGCAAAGAAGTTCATGGACAGCCAGAAAGATGTATGGGGCGACTTTGTGGCTACAACCACGACCACCGGCGCAAAGGTGGACACTCCGCCCACCAACACCGGCTCCAAAATGACCAAAGACCAGATTTTTGCAATCAAGGACGCTGGCGAACGTCAGGCCGCGATTGCTGCAAATGCCGACCTTTTCACGGGCGGCGGAAAGGAATAACACATGCCCGCAAAAGAAAACCTTATCGTAACTACCGACATTACCGTCAACCCCCGAGAAATCGACTTCGTCACCCGCTTCCAGCGCAACTGGCAGCATCTGCGCGACATCATGGGCATCATGCGCCCCATTCGGATGCAGCCCGGCACTACCCTCAAGAGCAAGTACGCCGAGGGTACGCTTCAGAGCGGCACTGTTGCTGAGGGCGAAGAGATCCCCTACAGCAAGTTCACCGTCAAAGAAAAGACCTATGCTGACATTACTGTCGAAAAGTTCGCCAAAGCCGTCTCTCTGGAAGCCATCAAGAAGTACGGCTACGATGTCGCCGTTCAGAAGACCGATGACGAGTTCCTGTACCAGCTGACCGCGAACGTCACCGACCGCTTCTACAAGTACCTGAACACCGGCACCCTGAAAGGCACTCCCAAGACCTTCCAGATGGCTCTGGCGATGGCCAAGGGCAGCGTTGAGGACAAGTTCAAGAACATGCACCGCACCGTTACCGGCGTCGTTGGCTTCGCCAACATTCTGGATGTGTACGAGTACCTGGGCGCGGCCAACATCACTGTCCAGAACCAGTTCGGCTTCCAGTACATCAAGGACTTCATGGGCTACAACACCATCTTCCTGCTTTCCAGCGGCGAAATCGCGCGTGGAAAGGTCATCGCAACCCCGGTGGACAACATCGTCCTGTACTATGTTGATCCCGCCGACAGCGACTTTTCCAAGGCAGGTCTGGTCTACACCACCGCAGGAGAGGCAAGCAACCTCATCGGCTTCCACACTCAGGGCAACTACCACACCGCAGTCTCTGAGAGCTTCGCCATCATGGGTATGACCCTGTTCGCTGAGTATCTGGACGGCATCTCTGTCCAGACTATCACCCCGGGCGAGTAATCGCCCCTTTTGAGTAGGAGGCATCTAATGACCGTCCCTGAGCTGTGCGCACTGACGCACAATTTCTTTGACCGGGCAGACGACCCCGTTGCCGGGGAGTTTGTCTTTGAGCCGGATACCGTTCCCGCCGGGGTAGTCCCGGGGCAGTATTTCCTCGTGTGCGGCTCTATCTTCAATGATGGCGTACACAAAGCTGGGGACGGTGATTTGATGACCGAGACCTTTAACGGCACGGTGCAGCCCATGCGCGTGCCGCCCGCTTTTGCCGCGCTGGCCCAGAAAATCGACGCATACGACAAGGCGCTGCCTTCCGGCGGCGTGTATGTGTCCCAGTCCTTCGGCGGCTGGTCCGGCACGATGGCTACAGACGCGGACGGTCTTCCCGCGGACGGCAAGACCAAATTCCGGGCCGAAATCAACCAGTGGAGGAAGATGTGACATGGTCAATTCGTTCACTGCATCCACCGTGATGCAGAGCTTCACGAAAAAATACCGTTTTCAGACCCGCAGCTATGAGCCGGACGGCGTCGGCGGCTTTGTGTCCGGCTGGACGGACGGCCCGGAATTTGAGGCTGTAGAGCGCCACGATACCACCGTGGAGGCTCAGGTTGCAGAGCAGGCGGCTACAGCGTCTACCTATACGCTGCTGGTCAACGCCGGTGTGCCGCTGGCTTTCCCGGACTACATCAAGCGGGCGAGCGATGAGCAGACCTTTCAGGTAACGAGCGCAGCCGATGAGGGCAGCGCCCCGGCAGAATCCGGCATGGGGCTGCGGGCCGTCAAGTGCAAAAAGGCGGTGCTGCCGTAATGGGACCGTCTGAGAGCATCAACCGGGCGCTGAACGCTTTTTTCAACGGCTTTGGCATCCCGGGCTACCTGGAAGATAACATCCCTCCCGGCGCAGAACTGCCGTATCTGACCTACAAGCCCATCATCCCCGGCGGCTGGAATGAGTCCGGCACCTTCCACGCCCGGCTTTGGTACCCGAGTGCCAAAGGCCGGACGCTTATTTTACAGACCGAAGACAAGATAAGCGCAGCCCTTGCAGATGGCCTGACCATCGAATGCGGGGACGGCGCTATTCTTTTGCGCAAAGGCAGCCCGTGGGCGCAGCCACTCGACAACCCGCCCGAGGGCTATCTGTGCGAATACCTCAATTTTGAGCTTACACGGCTTATCCCGTGAGAAAGGATTCTTTATGCCTGAAACTCTGGCAAAAAAGTTCGCAGTCAATGTGCTGACCCCGGATGCGTTCAAGAGCATCCCGAAAGGCTCCGGCAATCTGCTTTCCACATTCGACCTTTCCACCCCCAAAATCGACAGCACCAATGTCGTGTGTGCCACGCAGGGCGGCGTGACCATCTCCTACAGCAACAGCATGGAGGATACGCTGGCTGACATCGACAACGCGCCCACCAACACCAAGCAGGGCAATGAAGTCACTGGAACCACCGCCACCATCGCCTTTACCACTCCCAACGCAAGCCCCGACGTGCTCAAGCTGGCTATCGGCACGGCCGACATCGACGCGGACGACCCCACCCATGTGGTCCCCCGCATCGAGGCAGCTCTGAAGGACTACAGGGAGTTGTACTGGGTTGGCCCTATGATTGGCGGCGGCTTTCTGGTTTGCAAAATTTTCAACGCCCTTTCTTCCGGCGGCCTGAGCCTCAAGACGGCTCACCGCGGCGGCGGCTCCATGCAGATCACTCTCACCGGCTACGCTGACCTGGAAAACCCCACTCAGGCCCCCATGGAATTTTACTCGATCGTCAAGGCCCCGACCGGGGACTAAGGAGGACATATGCGCAACATCATCGATCTCGACGGCACCGAATACCTCAAGCGCACCTATGAGTGTGCGCAGGCTTATAAAAAGTACGTGGCAGACTCCGGCGTGATGGACATTCTGGGCCGCGAGCCGGAGCTGACCGGCACGGAGACGGACGCAGAGCGGCTGGAAAAGCGCCGGGCGCAGGCTAACAAAAACGCTGTGGACATGACCAAGCTGCTTTACACGGACAAGGCAGACCTCACCCTCGGCATCTTGCCCCTGTTCGTGGTGCTGGACAAGGGAGAGGAGCAGCCTCCCACCCGGGTGCTGGCCTCTGCCATGAGCCGGGCGCTCCGGGACGTGGACTTCATGGATTTTTTTCAGTCCTTGATGTGATCGGCGCGGACGGCTACCGGCGGCTGGTATCCACCATCCGGCTGGACATGCTCCGGCTGCTGGGCAAGCCGTACATCATGGAGCATATCCGCGCCGAGGTGCGCAGGCATCAGGAGGCACAGCTTTTCCGGGACTATGTGGCTGACGCCATCGGGCAGTATCTCGGCATCCAGCCCCTTTACTCCGGGCTTGCATTCAGGCATTTCCCCCTGCTGCACACCAAGGAAGACACCCGCACGGCGGAGCAGATTACCGCCGAAAACGCAAAGGCCCTGGCGGAGCTGTGCGGAGGAGGTGAAACGCCCTGAATATCTTTAATCTGGAGGCGACTCTGTCGCTGGATGATTCCGCTTACCGGCAGAGCATCCAAAACGTGCAGAACAGCACCAAAAAGGCCGTCACGGAGCTGGGCTCCGAGTACAGCAAGGCGGCGCAGAAAGTTGCCGAGCTGACAAAGCGGTACAACGAATCGGTTGAAAAGACCGGGCGCACCTCTGCGCAGACAAAGGAGCTGAAAGCTGCTTTGGCCTCTGCCCGGGCTGAACTGAAAGAGACCACCTCGGCCCTGAGGTCGGCCAACACCAACATGACGGAGTTTGGCGGGGCATCTGAGACCGCCAGCGGCTCCCTTACCGGAGCTATCACCAAAGCCAACCTGCTTACCGGGGTCATCTCCAAAGTAAGCTCCATGGCCCTGTCTGCGGCAGAGGATTTTATCCAGACCGGCATCCGGTATAACGCCCAGCTGGAAAGCTACACCACCGGCTTTACCAACATGCTGGGCAGCGCTGAGGCGGCCAAAGCGGCCATGGACGCCATTCAGGAGGACGCCGCCCGCACCCCATTTGATGTGGCGAGCCTGACACAGGCCAACCAGCTGCTCATCAGCGCCGGTGAAAACGCGGGATACTCCCGCAAGGTCATCATGGCGCTGGGCGACGCTGTTTCGGCTACAGGCGGCGGCAATGCAGAGCTGTCCCGCATGTCGGCGAACTTGCAGCAGATCGCCAACGTGGGCAAGGCGTCCGCTATCGACATCAAGCAGTTTGCCTATGCGGGCATCAATATCTATCAGGTTTTGGCCGACTACACCGGAAAATCGGTACAAGAAGTCCAGAAGATGACCATCAGCTATGATTTGCTGTCGCAGGCCCTTATCGCGGCCAGCGAAGAGGGCGGACGATATTACAACGCCATGGACACCCAAAGCCAGACCATGAATGGACGGGTATCCACGTTGAAAGATAACGTGAGCCAGCTGGCGGGTCTTATGACAGGTGACTTGAGCAGCGGAATCGGCGTGGTCATCGGCAACCTGAACGATATGGTGGTGGCTGCGCAGGACGCTTACAAAAAGGATGGGTGGAAAGGTCTCGGCGAAGCGATTCTCGGTCTGGACAACCCGATCAGCACCATCATCAGCAGTTTTGGCAGGCTGGGTTCGGCGGCTGTAAGCGCTCTGGATAGAGCAAGTTACGCCCTAAACAAGGCCCTTGGCAAAAACGCCTACGCTGATTATGACAGCTACGAGGAATACCGCGCATCGACGGACCAGCAGAACTCCCGCGACCGCCGCAGGCAGGCAGCGCTAAATGGCGTTGGCATCAGCAACAAGAGCTGGTCTGAGCGGCAGGCTGAGCTTGCTGCTGCCGCTGGCTCCGGCGGCAGCTCAATCCCCACTGGCGGCAGCGGTGGGAGCTCTTCCGGCGGCAAGCCTGGCTCAAAGTCCACCACCGAAACGGTCATTTCGTCCATCTCCAGAACGGCTACGACTACCGCTCAGAATGCCCTCGGCACCGTGACCACCAGCATCCAGACTCTCACCGAAAAGGTCAAGGACAGCGCGGGCAGCATCAAAGACCGCATCACCGAGACCACCACCACGACCGGCAAGGAGATGGTCGATGGTATCGAGACCACCTATAAACAGGTGGAGACCAAGGTCAACGGCGTGGTGACCAAAACCACAAAGACATACGACGATATGTCGAAAACGCTGGCAGCCACTCTGACCCGCACCACCAGCAAGGTAGAAGGCGGCGTGACCACCGCGATTCAGGAGGTCACGGAGAAGTACGCCGATGGCACCGAGCACATCAAGACCACCGAGACCAAGACTGAGGAGAGCATCGTCGATGGCGTGGCCCGGACCACCAAGACCATCAACACCTATATCGACGGTGTGCTCCAGAACACCAAGACCGACACCGAAGAGGCCGAAAAAAGCATCCAGGCTGCGCTTTCCCGCACCGAAAAGTATATCTCTGAGATTCAGGAGCAGTCTGACAAGGGCATTTTCGGGCTGGTGAAGTCTCTCTTTACCGACATCAAGAACAAAGACGGCAAGGCCATCGCCGGGGATGTGGTAAAGGTCATTTTCGGGCAGGTGACGCAAGAGCAGCGAAACACCATCCTGAAGTGGGCAGACGATGCGATGACTGCCATCAATGAGCACTACGCGCAGGGCGGCATTCAGGGGGCGCTGCAGAGCATTGCAGACCTCTTCCGCAACGGCATCACCCCGGCGGTCAACGGCTCCACCAAAGAAGTGAAGAGCTTTGCCGCCGTCCTGAAGGGTCTTTCCGGCACCGGAGGCTCTGGCGGCATCGTCAGCAGCATCCTCAAGCTGTTCGGCGGCGGGACGAAGGCTGCGGCGGGGGGCCGGGGGGCGAGGACTTT